TACTTTGTAAACAAAAGTAAATCAGTGGAAAACTTTACTATCTATGGCGAAATTTAATAGAGGACGTCACAGAGATCAACAAATAGCAGATGCCATCTTCGTGTTTGCTGTTATATTAATATTAATTTTAATAAACTAGACATATGTCAACATTAATAAATGCGTCGATTAAAGGCTCAGAGCTAAAAAACATCGACAAAACTAAGGTGATCGTAGGTAAAAAAGATACCTATATTCCAATAACTATTTCAATCAATGATCAATCAAGGTTTGGAAAGAACGTCTCTATATCTGTGCAACAAAGCCCAGAAGAAAGAGAAAAGAAAGAGAAGAAGCACTTCATAGGTGAGGGTTCTGTTATCTGGACTGACGGAAATATAGTTAAAGGCCAAAAGGATCAGCCCGCAACAAATAGCGAGCCGTTTAAAACAGTAGAGAAAAAATCTGCTGAACAATTAGACGATCTACCATTTTAACAACGCCCCGCTTCGGCGGGGTTTTAAAATTTAATTATGACGAATAAAGAAAACTATTACACGTTAGATGTGATATCAAACAAAATCGCTGACTTTGAAAAAGTACCAACAAGTTTTCTATTTAGAGACACAAGGAAACATGATGTGACGAACCTAAGAAAGATCTTTCATTATTTCGCAAGTAAGTACACAAGCCTATCGCTTGCTAAGATTGGTAACTATTCAAAAAAATGGGGTAGAAAAACTGGTCACAATCATGCAACTGTACTGTATGGCGTAAACAAAATCATTGACTGGTGTCAATACGATTCTGACTTAAGAAATAAAATTAACTTACTTGACGATGAAATAAAAGTAATCGTTGACTACAACACTCAAATACACACACAGCTGAACAGCTCAAAAAAAAGTATAGTAAAAAAATTATACTCTGAGAACGATGTAAACTTTGTCCAAAAATTTGAGGACTTTACAAACCTTATCTATTCAGGAAAAAAACAACACCTGCTTGACGTTGCACACGCTTCTGCCAACGGAGCAAAATCACAACAAGAGAAATATGAAAGGATTTATAAAGCTACACCGAAGAATACTTAATTGGGAATGGTACACTGACTCAAACGTCAAAAGCGTATTTATACATGTACTGCTCAATGCGTGTTACGACGACTGTAGATTCATGGGTAAAAAAGTAAATAGAGGAGAGTACATGACAAGTCTCTCAAGACTATCGTCAGATCTGAGCATACCTGTACGTCAGCTGAGAACATCTTTGACAAGATTAAAGCAGACAGGTGAAATCGACATGCAAACGACAAACAAGTACACAAAGATAACCATCTGTAACTACGATAGTTACCAGGTTGAAGAAAGAGCAAAGAAACCAAAAGCGACAAGCAAAAGACAAACAGTAAAGGTTATTAATGTTGTACAAGATTATGTACAAAAGTGCCTTCATGATCCAAGTTGGACAGAGGTTGTGTGCATGCAAAACAACATTAGTAAAACTCAGTTAAGTAAAATGCTTGATGTGTTTAACAATCACCTTTTGATGACAGACGAGAAAAAACAAAACATACGTGACTTTAAGTCACACTTTGTAAACTGGCTTAAGTATAACAAGGGATCTGTAAAGAACGACGAGGGCCCATACAAGTGGAAATGGAAAGGACAGCTAGAGAAAAGTGGCACTTACGACATGCTTGTAAAAGACAAAGAAGTGTTTGACAAACCAGGATTTGAATTTAAAGTAATACAGAATGGATAACGATTTCGTTATAAAAGAGTATAACGTATATAAACTTGACACAAAAAGCAAACAATCGATATGCCCAAAGTGTTCTCACGAAAGAAAAAAGAAGAGCCAAAAGTGCTTAATGCTTGATTGGGACAGAGGACTAGGGACTTGTCAGCACTGTGGTGTCGTTCTTCAACTCCACACCTACGAAAGAAAATCAGAATCTAATTATGTGACGCCAGAACCAATACAAGAGATTACAATTAAAGATAATGTTGTTGGTTGGTTTGAGGATAGAGGCATAAGTAAAAGGACATTGCAAGATCTGCAGGTCACTAATGGAAAGGAGTACATGCCACAAGTAGGCAAAGAAGTGAACACAATTATGTTTGGTTACTATCTTCGTGGCACGCTTGTAAATATAAAATACCGAGACTCAAAAAAGAACTTTAAACTTTACAAGGGCGCACAGAAAATATTTTACAACATAGATTCAATTGCAGGAAGTGAATCTTGTGTCATTGTTGAAGGAGAGGTAGATGCGATGTCATTCCACGAAGTAGGAATTAAGCATGTTGTAAGCGTACCAAATGGATTTACTGCAACAGGACAAGTAAACATGGACTATTTAGAGGATCTGTATTCATACTTTGAGGACAAGACAAAAATATATCTGTGCGTTGACAACGATGAAGCTGGAGAAAACGGAAAAAAAGAGTTGATCCGTAGGTTTGGCAGTGATAAAGTATGGCTGTGTGATTTGAAAGACACGAAAGACGCTAACGAATATCTTATCAAATACGGTAAAGATTCTCTTCGTAAAGTGATTGAAGATGCGACGCCGTGTCCAATAGAGAATGTGTTGAGAGTAGAAGACATGGCCAACGACCTTGACGACTTCTACAAAAACGGCATAAAAAATGGATACAAAATTGGTCTAGAAGGTTTTGACGACATATTTTCTACATACACAAAACAATTTATTGTAGTAACAGGGTTTCCTTCAAGCGGTAAATCCGACTTTGTTGATCAAATGACTATCGGATACAATATGATGTATGGGTGGAAGACAGCTTATGCCTCTACCGAAAACTACCCTCAGTACTTGCACGTCGACAAGCTAGTAAGAAAGCTATACGGAAGAACACCCGAGTATGCGGACACACAAAAAGACGATTGGAAATCCTGTGTTGATCATGTGAACAAAAACTTTTACTTCATAGATTTTGAAGAGGGTTACGATATCGATAAGGTGTTGCACAAAGCAGAAGAACTTGTCAAGCGTGCTGGCATCAGGTGCTTAGTGATAGACCCATACAATAAAATACGTGACAAGAAAAACCTTTCTCTTTCTATTACAGACTACACAAACATATATCTCAACAAAGTAGATAACTTCTGCAAAAAGAATGACGTAATATGCATGTTAGTTGCGCACCCAACAAAACCGCAGAACGACAAGGGTAAACTTTTGGAGCCAACCTTCTACGATGTCAAAGGTGGAGGTGAATTTTATGATATGAGCCCCCATGGACTACTTGTACACAGAGACTACGACAATGCCACCGTGAAAATAAAAGTATTAAAAGTAAAGTTCGGCAACCTTGGTGAAAACCAAGCGCACGCAGACTACTGTTGGAATGTAAACAATGGCAGATATACCTCACTTAAACACGGCGCCCCTAAGTGGGACAACAAGAACTGGATAACGTCTGACAAAAATCCTTTTGATATCAGCAAGACGTTAGACATAGAATTTGAAAATGTAAAACAAGTATTATGATGGGTAAACTATTTTTCACAATCATTGTTACAGCGACGATTTACCACGCTGATCCAAAACAAACCAATGCAGACTATTTGACAACTGCATCTTTGAAAAAAATAAATCCTCAGTGTCCTGGAGATCATAGGTGGGTAGCTGTGTCTAGAGATTTAGAGGAATATGGATTTGTTTTTGGTAAAACAATATACGTAGAAGGAGCAGGAGATATGGATGGGCTTTGGACTATAGAGGACAGAATGAACAAACGCTGGACAAAAAGAATTGACTTTCTTGTAGACTATGAAGTAAAGGGAGGTAAATGGGGTAATGTAAAGATATATCTAATTGAATAAAGAAGTAGACTACGTGTATCTATGTATACACAATGACATAAAAGTTTATCCTGTCGTTCATGACATGGATCACTTTGCTGTGGAGGTAGATTATGCTGGTAGAAAAAAAAGAGGAGTAGAGATATTTAAATGGCGTACAGAACAAAAACTATTAAAAAATAAGATACTAGAAATCTATAATATACTTGGAAAAAATATAACAAATAGGGAATAAAAATTAAAAAAAATCCTAAAATGTTGTTTTATTTAAAAAAATGTTGTACATTTCCTAAAAATTATAGGAAATGCCTACCGGTAAACCGAACGATGATCCAAAAATAGAGATGGTTAAGGTCTTTAACAAGACATTTGGTGTACCAACATCAAAAAACCCTACACTTCTATCAGAGGATGATTATTCACTAAAATATGACTTGATGAAGGAGGAGTTGAGTGAGTATCTCAACGCCTGTCGTAGTAACGATCTAGTTGAGGTATGTGATGCCGTTGTAGATATGATGTACATTCTCAACGGCATTATTGTTTCACATGGGTTGCATGACATTTTTACTGATCTGTTTTCAGAGGTACACAATTCCAATATGAGTAAGCTAGAAAACGGAAAGGTGTTGAGAAGGCATGATGGTAAAGTCATGAAGGGTTCGGAGTACTTCAGACCTAACTTAAAACAATACTTATAGACATGGAAGACGTAACAAGACACATAAACAAGGTGCTGGGTTATAAAACCTGGAGTGACAAGCGTAAGATAGATTCTTTACTGGAGTACGATTGTAATATGTACACGAGACTCGGTACAGATTCGACCAGAACGCAAAAAGAAGAAACCAAAAAAAAGTCCAGGGCAATTTACAGAGCGATCAAAGAAATTGATTATGATCAAGGTAAAGATTATCTATGGCAGATGGATTAAATGACACTAGAAACACGTCACAAATACTTAACCAATGTATTTGACAGGCTTCATGACAAACTTGATGATGCCTTCGAAACTATTTATGATGGAGATTTTGAGGACTGCAAAAACACAGTTAACTCACTAATTTACGATTTGAAACAACTCAAAAAAACAATGGAATCATGAATAAACGTTGCAGAATTACACCCGACGAAGCAACAGCTTTAAGCATTAATCAAAAGCCAACAGAAAAAGGCAGAAACACCTTTAGAGTGTGGCTTGATGGTGGCCAACAACTAGAGTTAAGTAAAATGAGGCATAGCGGTGTTTACGATTACTGTAAGCAAAGGGGTATAGACTTTTCCTCAATAAAAGAGTATTGGGATAAAACTAAAGAGTACTCTGTAAAAGTTCGACCGGATGTTATATCATATAATGACATCTCTGAACAGATTATGGAGGAGATGGACAAACACTCTCCAAGTTACAAGAAAATAAAAAGGGTTGCGTCTAAAAACCCCCACCTTCTGGTTGTTGATCCAGCTGATGTGCATATAGGTAAACTTGCAAGTTCATTTGAAACAGGTGAGGAATATAATTCTCAAATAGCTGTACAAAGAGTTCGCGAAGGTATAGAGGGGATACTAACAAAGTCATCTGGATTTCGTGTGGATAAAATATTGCTTATTATAGGTAATGACATTCTTCATATAGACACCCCAAAAAGACAAACAACGTCAGGAACTCCGCAAGACACAGATGGAATGTGGTACGAAAACTTTTTGATTGCAAAAAAACTATATGTAGAAGTGATCGAAAAGCTAATTAATTTTGCAGATGTCCATGTAACGTTTAACCCCTCAAACCATGACTATACAAACGGTTTCTTTTTAGCTGACGTTATTAAATCTTGGTTTCGAAAGTCAAAGAATGTAACATTCGACACAAGTATTGCTCACAGAAAGTATTTTCAGTATGGACAAAACTTAATAGGCACAACGCATGGCGATGGAGCAAAGGTTAACGACTTGCCTCTGCTTATGGCCGTTGAAGCAAAGGATGAATGGGGTAGCTCTAAACACAGATATGTATACACACATCACGTGCATCATAAGAATGCAAAAGATTATGCAGGTGTAACAGTAGAGAGTTTGAGAAGCCCATCATCTGCAGATTCCTGGCACCACCGGAAGGGTTATCAGCATAACCCAAAGGCTGTAGAGGGATTTATTCATCATCCCGAACTAGGTCAAGTCGCACGTTTAACACATATATTTTAATATGAATAAAAAATGGGATATGGTGTCGTTTGCCTTCCGTTGGCCGCACCAAGGTATAATTATTGGATATGAGATCTGGGAGGCCTCTGAAGAGGTTAACTATCACGCTTTCAGACTACACCTTATGTTGATAACTATATCATACGAATTTGGAGATGGTGATTCTCCTTATGCATAGTTTTTTTAAATTTGAATACCAAAGATGCTTTGTCACAACATTCTTTGTTACTTTGTTTTCATGTTAGGAAAGCCCTCCGTTATGGTTAAAATATCAGAGGGTTTTTTCGTTAAATTTGCTTATGGACTTCAGCAAAAAAATATTCGTAAGCAGAGATGTAACCGACCACGAAGTATATCTTGTAAAAGAGATATTACACAGCATAGATTTCGAAAGTTACCTCTCAGAATCCTTCTTGTATATAGACATGAGAAAGGATGGGGGGCTGGAGATTATAAGTGTCGACAACGAACAGGTGTTCCTTGCCTCCAAAGAGCTGAGGGTAAGTAATAAAATGGCCATAGAATACTTGAGATACCAAACTAAAATAGAGCAATCCATAAACAGCGTCCTGTACTGGGCAGGCATAAACAATATGAAGAAGTTTGTTCCCGTAAAGGAAGATGACGGAAACAACAAAGAGTACGCTGATATGAATGTTTACGCTCACAGCATGCCGGAAGCCCTTAGATACCTAGATGAGCTATACAGGGGTGACTTTGTGTACATAGAAGATGTCGATGAGGAGATATGGTAAAAAGCGCCAGATAACCAGGCACAAGAAAACCACCGTTGACGGCATACAGTTCCAGTCAAAGTTAGAGTCTCACATGTATTTGTTGTTTAAGGCACACAAAATCCCAGCTGAATACGAAAGCACAAAGTTCACAATCATTGACTCTTTCGAGGCAGACTTTTCATCTTACGAAAAAACACCAGCTAAAAAACACCTTCAAGACAGAGGTCATAAAAAGATATTACCTATTACTTACACCCCTGATTTTGTTGATCCAAACAACCCACCCCGCTACATAGTAGAGTGCAAAGGAAACCCAAACGAACGTTTTCCGCTTGTCTGGAAGCTTTTTAAGCGCTATATAAAGCTTAATGGGTGGAAAACTGACCTGTTTGTTCCAAGAAACCAAAAGGATTGCTTAGAAGTAATTAAAATAATAAAAGAAAAGTATTATTAATCTGCAGACTGATCAACAACAGTTCCTTTTTCTAAAATATCAAATTCGTTTTCGATAGCTCTCTGAAGATACGTCAAGAACCTATCCATTTCTTTTCTAGGTCCTGGGTTTACTGTGTTCATTAATCTTAGTGTTGCGTTCAGAGTAATAGCTCTTTCTAGCTTCTCTTGTCTTTCAGGAGATATTTTAGCACCAACACTTCGTTTCATGGTACCAAAGTCTCCGAGATATATCTCGTGTTGATAACGTAAGGCTAAACTTATTGCATCTACTACTTTTGTGCTTTGCTTTGTTGCTATAGAGAACATACCTAAGTTGTTTGCTATAAAATTCAATCTACCTCCTTCAGTTCCAATATCTACCAAATCACCTGTTGCAAATTCAGTAAAAGGTTTTTCACCTGTAAGTAAATTAGATATCTTGTTTAAGGCAGCAAACCCCATATCGTCAGCGCCCTCGAAGAGCATAAATGGAACGCCCATGGTCAGTGTTTCCTGAACAACAGGCATCAAAGCATTGTAGTCTTGTTTAATCTTAAACTGATTTTCGTACTCTCTTGCGGCTCTATCTATATAGTACATTGCTTTATCTATGTCTGATATCTCTTCATAGTCCAAATCAGCAAGTAATGATATCGCTTGACCTTCCTTGGTGGTTTTAAGAATAGGTGCCTTACCGCTCTTCAAATCCTCGTACCCTTTGTCAAGTATAGGCAGAACATCTTCACCAATAAATCCTGTCAAACCTCCTCTTTCTCTTATCTCCTCATCTTCCAATCCAAACCCGACAACACCAACTAAACCAGAAATCAATGCTGCATCGATTGCCATGTTGGTTGCCTTAAAACCAAATACCTCTGTTATCACACCTTTCATTGCGTTACGAGCATCTTCTTTTTGGCTTTCAGGAACCTTTGGATCTTGAAGTATAAGGTATTGATTCATGAAGTTTACCCTTGCGTTTGTGACAAACCTTTGAAAGGCAAACATGCTTTTAAGAGTGAAGTCTACTGCGCCTTTCGGATCAGTGTATATTGGAGCTTCTGACATCTTTCCTGTCTGACGCATTGTTCTGGCTATGAGATTATCTGCGAAGTCAATAGACGCCTGGTCAGGGTTTTCGTTTTCTGCCTTCCACCATTCTCTCATGTTGACACCCTTGAGATCTAAACCTTGCATGGTTCTGTGTTCAATGTAAAATGCCTCAAAAGCGGCATTTGCTGCAGATCTATCTGCGCTTGCAAGGAACACCTCAAGACCCTTCTCACTTTGGTTTCCAACCCAATCAATAAATTCTGTTATGTTATATTTTAACCTTGTTGATACGCCCTCTGGTAGATCTAATTTTTCACCATCCACTCCGTAATGGTCTAAGTAATACTTCAGTGGAAGTTTAGTGTTGTCTTTCAAGTCAAATTCTGCCTTCAAGGAGTTTCTCAATGACGTTCTGGATAAATTATAGATATTAGACAGATCGCCATTACCAAAAATACTGTTTTGAATAAACCTTTTGTATTTAGTTTTTGCTGTGCTTCCGGTGGACAATCCTGAATGACCAATTATAAATTTACCTAAATGTTTAAGTGCGTGAGATTTTGCTTTTCCAGAGTTTAAATAATTGTATGCACCACCCAATGCACTTACGTACTGCTTTGGCCTTTGTGATAGCCCAGCCAATGCACCTGCAGACAACAATTTGTATGTACTTTCGATTGTTCTTCCAACAGCCTGTTTAGCAAAGGGAAAATCTTGCATACCCTTCAAGTCATTTGTTCCGTCCGTTACAATTTGATCGTACATACGGATTTTACCCATGAACACACTTTTGATTAAATCATATTCTTCTTTACTTTCAAACTGTTGCTCGAACAAAGGGTTATTTAATAAATATTGAAGAGTTGTTATGTCTTTTCTTGACATGGCGTCAAGCTTATTGTTCTGTGTGTACTGTATTACTTGTTTTGCAAACATGCCAGGATTTAATCTAAGACCATCCTTGTCCACTGAATCCACAAACTCTGTCTCTTTAAAACCTACAGCACTTCTAATCCCATCACCATCTGTATCTTGGTTGTTAGACTTGTAATTAGGACTTTTGTAGAGCACCATAGGAATGTATGTGCCGTCAACAAATGGTTGCTCTGTTCCTCTTTTTTCGTTATAGTTTGATCCCCAAAAATCAGTCACTCTTGTAAGTGCTGTTTGAGTGTCCTGTATTGACGCAACCTTTTCTATGAATGAAATGTTTGCAGGGTTTGCGTTCTCTTTTAAGTCATCGAAGTTAAAAGCTGAACTAAATCCTAATCTATCGTAGGCTTCTTTCATTAAAAAGTAATCGTTCTTCAAACGTTTTTTGTTCTTAGTGTCAGCGTTTTCGTACTCTTCTTTTCGTAATGCAAGCTCCTGCTCAACCATTGTCTTCCATCTACTAAACTCTAAATCAAGCTTTATCTCTTTTGAGCTGCCATCATCTTGCAGTCTAAACTTGGTTTTTTCAACTCCTGACTTACGGAAAGCATACGCTAACAGGTACTGCTCCATGGCATTGTATGGATCATTTATGTCTGTTGACATTTTGCTTTTAGAAAGCGGTAGATTCTTATTATACTCTATAGCTTCTTTTTTGTATTCTTGGCTATAGTTGTCATAAACACCTTTAAACTCCCTTTCGTTTACAGATTCATTGTTTAATATGCTTCGAGTTAAATTGTAAAACTCAGATCCGACTTCTTTATCTCTAAAAACCGTTTGCAGAAGGTTGTCGACTGTAGCAAAACCTTTTCCTTCCAATAGACCTGTTCCTAATCCAAAAGTTCTTTGACCCCAATTAACCCATTTTGTGTACAACTTATTAAGATCACTGCTTCCTTCTGTCATATCAGAATCAAAAACCTTTATCTTCTCTGGGTTTTTAGCAGATATATCTAGCGCTATGCCATAAGCGTCAAGTATAGATTCTATATCACCTGCTCCAATCAACGGGTCTTTGTTGCTCTTTTTTATGCCGTTTAAGTATGATATAATTTTGTTTCTTTGAGGGTCAGGCAAAGAAGTCATGAAATCGATATCGTTGTTGTATTTTTCTAGCCTATCTAAAATGTCCTCAAAACGTGCTGGCATATCAATAAACTGAGGTAGGTCCTGAAGTTTTGAATCGTCAGAAAATTTATCATCTGTTTTTTCAAGCTGCTTTGGATCGAAGGCCATGACTTGCTGACGAAGATTCCGAATGTCTGATACGGTGTTGTTGAGGTTAAATGATCTAACTTCCTCTTGATCCAACTCTACATTTAAATCAGCTGGGTTTATAACAACATAAGCTTCTTTTGGCTCGAACTTGACTCTATTTTCTTCTTTTCCATCAATAACATCTCTTTTAAAAATCTCAGCTGCTCTTTTGGAAATATCTTCTTGAGAAAAATTGAACTCCAACGTTTGCCCTGGCTGTGTCTCTGCTTGCTCCTCCACTTCTTTTGTCAACTCTTTAACAGCTAAGTCATCATACTTCATTTGAGTTGGTTTGCTTTGGTAATAATAACTAACCAAAGAAGGGTAGTTAGCAAACACTTTAGACATTTCATCGTATACAACCTGAAGGTTTTCCTGTGTCTTTCTTTTTACATCTGGGCTAATATTAACGTCAGAAAATTTTGTTCTGGCCTGCTCAAGTTTCACGATGTTGTTAAGAAGAGACATCTTGTGCTCAGGCTCCATCATTTCGATCAATTCAATCTTAGCCTTGTGTGTATTTAGAATATCATCATTAACCTGTTGCTGTAGTTGAATTGCTGATTTGAACTCTGGATTACTCATGTCATCCAAACCTCTATCCCTATATGACTGAACCTGACCATCGAAATAGAATTTTTGTGAAGCAAGAGTTTTTTCGTTGCTAAGAGACATGTTGCTAAGTATATTGTTTTCTACAGCTTTATTCAGAGCCCGGCTTTTGCCCATCTGCGCAAACTTACTCAAAGCTGATGAAGTAAACATAGTTGTAAGCCCTGTGTCCTTGAAGAGCTGTGCCGCTTTTTCAGCATCGTATTCCTCTATACCCCAAGCTATTCTTATTCCGTAATCACTAAAAGCAACCAACTCCTCCTCTGTAAACTCATTTGCTAGTGCCCTCGGGCTGATTCCTAAATATCTAGACACATTGCCTATCAAACCCTTTCTCATTTCTTTCGAGTAGCTATTTGCAATCTTTCTAGCGTTTTCTAGATTTCTAGTACCTTTAAAGTTTTTAGCGCCAGCCATGTTTTTAAAAAAGCGCATAGTAAACAGTGCAGTAAAAGCAGTCTCAGTTGATGCAGATGATAAAGCCAAAGCTCTTGCATCCCAATCAGACATATTTAAAATCTCTTGTTGTGAAGCTGTCAATGCCTGACCTTCTTCAAGCTGAAGTCTTGTTGCTTCTCTAAGCTGATCCATCTCGTACTTTGTACCGCCATAAGATGACACAGCAGTTGTGCCTAATCCCAAATATGGATTTACAGCAAACATTGCGTAGTGCGGTATGCTGGCTGTAAAAGGCTCACTGACTAATGCCAACATTTCCCCAAAACTATCAGAATCACTTATATTCTTATCCCAAAGTGGTAAATATTCTTCTTTTAGTGACTCAACAGTATCATAGGAGAGTGCAGATGGCTTCAGTATTGGAAGACCATGAACTCCATAAACAGACATATCAGCAACCATTGGGTGCATGCCTAAAGCCACTAATCCGTCTCTCATAGTGTAACCCAAAGCTGCAGCTAAGTCCAGTGCACCTATACCTAGGCCTTGTACAAAATCACCGACCATTAACCCAGCAATTTTTGCATTAGGCGTGTCAGAATCAACAGCACTGTTTCTTTCTACAAGACTTGCTGCCCCTTTTACGTAGGGAGATAGCTGACCATACACATCTGGATTATCATCAATATCTATTTTAATTTCACCTTTAATAACTGCATTCCTACCTTGAGGATTTAATATTATGTCTTGTAAATCGTTAAGTGATGAGGCTCTACCGTTTATTTTTATTCCTTCAGTCGAAATATCTTCTGGCTTCAGACCTCTGTCATATAAATCCATAACAACTTGCTGATCATTAAGATCTAAATCTTTCATTCTACCTGAAAGTGTTAAAGCTTTTGCTATCATTCTAGATGAGAAATCTTCTTGCTCAACTATTTTATCATAGATGCTCGTAATGGCTTGACCTAACAAATATTTATCGTACTCTTCTTGATCCACAGCTTGAGGTCCGTAGAAGTCCTCCATAAACCCTTGTTCCTCGCCTAAAAAAAGAGAAGAGTCAAGTAATCCAATACTTCCACCACCTGCTGTCATCATCGCCCTTTGTTTTGCCCCTTCTACTGAAGGATCCGTCGGATGCAAAGGGTATTCTTCAGCTAACTGAAGTAGTTTTTTCTTAAAAAATTGTATGTCAAAATCACCGTTGTCTTTGTAAAACGCATTAAAACTTGACATGTTGGTTAACTCTGCTATGAATTCGACTGAATCCATGTTTATACTTTCCATGTTGACATTGCCAGGACTCACAAATCCTTGGTTTGCAAAACTTATGGATTTAATAAGGTCATCTGATTTGGAGAACCCCATGGTTAGCCCATCAAGCATATCCATGGATTTGTTTTTGTTTGTCAGGAAAGATTTTAAATCATCTACTACATTTTGCTTTTTTAACTCAAGGGCTTCTTCAGGGGTCCTAATAGCTGTGTCATCTTGCGCAACGTAATCAGTTAGTTTTACTTGTGCGCTTCTTATGTCGTTGTAAAGTTGAAAATTGTATTTTTCTCCATCTGGTGCTGTAATCTCAAGCTTGTTTTCCCCAAGGCCATATTCACTAACCTCATACCCGAAAGGGCTGAGTTTATTAGAGAGCATAATCTCTACATCACCTTCGTTTCCTGTAATGTCTTGTGTAGTTATATTGTCAACAACCTTGCGTAAGATACGAGGTCTGTTATTATTAATCTCTACCTCTGGTAGATCTTCGAGCTCTTGCTCCGACAAAGATGTCGTATCTGAATGCGTGGATGGTGATTCCGAAACTGAAACCACGTTTGCGCTTTGAGATAAATCTTTTGGTAAGGTCTGGGATAGATTTTTTTTTTCAACGTCTTCTTTCTCCAGCCAACTACTGTAAATCGAATCACGGCTTTCACCCTTCGGCATCAAATTACCTATACCATAGTTGGTATGGAACCTGCTGATGTTATTCTTAAGATCACCATCTGACACCCAAAACTCCAAAGCCTGGTCACTCAACTCTATTCCGTTTTCTAACGCAATATCAGAGTAGTATTTTTTTGCCAATTCTTTTTTGATTGGGGGGTCGGTTTGTGTGATATTGTTGTTCACAATCATTTGCCTTGTATTTAAATCTGTTGTAAATATTGATAAACAACAGCAGTAAAGTTACCATCTAAAGTAGCGTCATCACTTTTCAGAGTTCTTGGGTTCTGTATACCTTTCGACTCTAAAAACGATTTCATTTCTGGGGTGTTTTTTAACTCATTATAAATCAAATCCCAATACTCTCTTACTTGGTTTTCTGACGCTACAGCATAAACAGGTATAGTGTATTGAGACTGTTGCCCTACCTGACTACCAACACCAGCATCTTCTTGCTTTATACTTCCCACAACATTCTGTTGCATCTTAGCTACGGTTGAATCTCCTACAAACACAATCTGTATATTGCCTGATGAGGCTATTCCATCAATTGACTTAGATTCGGGGACAGCAACAACGTTTGTGATGTTACTTAACTTGCTACCTCTGGAGGACTCTAAAGTAAATCTATCCATTAATTTATCAGAAACATAAGTATTTACATCTGCAGATTGTACAGCACCTTCATATCCTTTTAATATACCTTTTGGATTATGCGCCATACCGTATTCAAATGGATTTTTTTGGTATTGTGCATATTCTGTATTAAAATCCACTCGAGAATTAGAATCAGTATCATCTGAGACTATTGCCAATAATCTTCCTTCTCTCTCAATTTTATCAATTGCATTCAGTATGTTTAGATCAAAAGGCCTAGAATTTCCAAGATCATCATTCATCCTGCTTTGTCTAATTGTGCCAACTTTGTTTTCTTGAGTCTCATCTTGTTTAGGCTTCTCATTTCGAAGAGCGTAATCTTTAGACGTAACTCCAATCTTTCGCAGGAATCTGTCTCTCAAATCTGCTGCAACAAGGGCTCTTTGTTCGTCAGTAATCACTTCATTTCCATCAATGTCAAGTTGGAAGACCGTTGGATCTGATGTAAATGCAAGCCCTTTACCGTCAGCATCATAAAATCTAGGGATTTCCTGGTCACCTTGTATAGTCATAGAACCAAACATCTCCTGAACCTCCTCCTTAGTTAGAGCTTTTCTTTTATTTGGATCACCAAACGATCCAGCATTATAGTTTTCTGCCAGGACTGATATAATGAAATTGTCATCAGATATCCTTCTTTGTATTTCGTTTTCTATAGACCTTCCTAAAACAGCCATCGGAGGGCCTGATACATTACCTTGATAACCTTTTGCTGGTGTATAATTGAGAAAGTTTTGATTTAACTCTACGCTACCATCAGGCTGAACGTAAGCTATATTTTGACTTGCAAGACCATCCGCGAAGTCTTTTGTTATCTCTGCCATATCAACAGGCCTTAAATAAGCAGGATTTGTTGTAGCTATTTTGTTGATAGGCATTGAACGTACTTCTGTTTGCTTCTCGCCATTCTCATCAATATATTGAAAGCTTTTGTTAAGGTTGAAATTATTTCCAACTAAACTAATTGATATTGCGTCATCATTAATTCTTTCCCCATCAATATATTTAGGGTTTAGATTTGGGTCGCTAAAGTACATTCTATTATACCTAGTCAAAGAGTATGGTATTATGTCCCCATCAGCGACACCCTTATTAATTTCATCTACACGGTTTTTAGCTATCTCTGTGTAATTAGTCCACAACTCAACATCGCCTTTAATTTTGTTTTTTTTCGCTGTAGCACCAGCCATAGAAATCTCACCCGCACGAACCTGATCGTCGAGTGTTAAATATTCAGTTCTTGATTGGTTAGCTATAGAGTTATGTAAGTTGTCTATTTCGGATATTCCTGTAGCAGATATTTCTTTTATAGACTCAGACAAACTTCCAAGCTCATCAGACCTAATTTTATTGACTTGGTTTTTGATATCCAAGATTTGCATCTGTCCTTTTAGATAGAACTCTGCTAGACTTGCATAGTTACCAAGTACGGGGGCTGTTATTCCTGTTCCTTTTGCCATCTTTTATTATTTACCGCCAAATAAACCACCAACTAACTTAAATAGCTGTTCAGGTAAAAACTTTATAACCCCACCAAGGTCAGTGTTAAAAAAACCTTTTCCAGATGAACGCATTTTTTTTCTGTTTCCTGAAAAATCGTTAGCCACAAACCCTCCGATACCGGCGTTTGTAAATCTTTTTTGTTGCCTGTTGTTCCTTCTGCCTTGTCTAATTTCTTGTGGCGTTTGAGGGCCTGGGTCATTATCATCTAAACCAGCTTGAGCTTGTGCAGCTTGTTTTGCTGTGCCTGCTGATATAAGGCCTGTAGCTATATCAGTAATTGCACCTGTTTGCATCTGAAGGCCAGACATAACCTCCGCTTCAGCGCTAGCTTTCTCGGTTCGATATCTATCCTCCATCATACTTCTAATTGTCTTGTCCTCCTCTAAAGCAAGTAAATCAGTCTTAAACTGCTTTTCGATGTTTGACCCATAGATGTCCATCTTTGATTGGCCTGTTTGTGTAAATCCTGACTGTAAAAGCCCCATAGCACTAGCAGCGTCCATACCAGACGCGACATCTGCTATTGTTTGCTCTTGTTGAGATATCCTTGCCAAAGCTTGTCGTTCTTGCTCAAAAGAAGGCTTGAGGTTCTTTGCTAAGTTGGTTAATTCAGGCTCTTTAAGCTGGGCTAGCCGTTTTTCACCAGATGATTTGGCGTTTGATCCGTCAATAAACTGTTTTACAGCTCCAGCTCCACCTAAAATTAATCCTAATGTTGTCATGAAAGGCATTTATTTAATATTTTACAAATATACAAATTTTACATGTTGCTCTTGAATACCTCTGTGTTGGCACTAAAAAGCTCTACAAATGAGGTAGACATGTTAGTCAACGTAATCTTAGCGTGATATCCACGCACTCCATATGACTCAGCAGATGCATTTTTTACAACAAAACAAAAATCGTTTGTTGCTGGCACATTAGCTGAAGCCACTGTAGTAATAGTTTTGTCTGTGATCTCCTGTATGACACCGATAAGTTTTGAACTTCCATCGTTAAAATACAACTCATCCCCACCTTGATTATCGGTACCACTCTTCGAAACCTGGTTTGGTATATATCCACTAAAGGTGTATTGGTTAGACCCCGGTGAACTCTGTAGATTTCCAATGCCAAGTATAGATAATTTGTTAAAATCAAGCTTATCTGTCTCATTTCTGCGTATATAAGCGTATTTTATACCTTCTTTATCCTCAAATTTGTACGAAGAGCTGTCTCCGATAAGCCCAGATTCCAACTCACTATCTATATCTGCGTACCAACTACTAGAATTAGTCTCTAATGACAGATTTTTGAACATTTTGACAGTCGATGGTTCTTGATTCGAAGAAAAGGTCACACTACACCCATAAGAAGTGCCATAAAAGCTTCCTCTTTCCTCATTGGCATCATGCTCATACATCTCTCCGTTCTTGAATGAATACATCTTGTTACCAAGTCTTTCCATCCACTCTGGCGTATATGCATGAAAAGAAGTCCAAGCGTTGTAGACTTCATCCCATGTAAGCGTCTTTTTGTTTGCTTCTAATGCCATTAGTTATCGTCTTTAATTTTAGGCCATGTCTCACCTGGTGGCGTGAATCCTAAATCGTTTAATATACCCGTTAGATGATATAGATAGTAGTACTCCCACTTATCAAATCTATCTGTATTTGAACCTGGTTTAATTGGCGCCTCACCATCACCTTGATTATCTTCATCCTCAACATCGTATCTGAAAGCAAAGTACGGCTGACTTGTTCCAACCTTCATGTCTGATAAATTATATTCTTCTCCGTACTGACCTGTTCCGTTTTCAACAGCCTCTATTAGGTTTTTAAAATGGGTGCCCTGATTAGCGTCATTTTTAACCTGTATAATACCACCTCTATAGAAACCGGTGTTAGTTTCGTTTCTATTTAATGTTTGCGTTCTTAAATGATTTATATCCTCATTAAAAGTGCCTGTTTTGGTGCTATTAATAGTCCAGCTACTTCCTGGGGTATAACCATCGTGGGTATCAGTCGTAACAGCTTGTGCTTCATCTTGGAAAACAATTATTATAATAGATTCAGGTATGGGATTGCCATTTGAATCTGCTGGCAAAGTGGTTGGTGTCCAGGGGCCTGTGTTACCATTTACCTGCGTAACCATATAATTCACATCAACATCAGAAAGAGCTAGGAAAGTTCTTTCGTTTGCTCTATTGTGATCTGTGTTTGTATTGCTTGTTCCCCATTCTTTGTTCTCGTCGTCAGAATACATAACCTTAACCCTACTGTCGTAAAGATCGCTACCATTTAAAGCAGAATCTGTAGATTCCGGATTACTAGCGTACAGAGGCTGAATGGTCTCTTTAAGAGAATTAGCAACCATTTCGTTCAATTTAACGCCTGTTCTATCCATAGACCCAGAGGCGTCAAAATATATGTAGATAAACGTGTTTTCGTTAATATTGAGCGCTTGTGTGGTTACTGTAGCCACATCTGTACAAACATCAGATGCAATACCCTCAGCATTTTTAGATGACACTCTATATTGAAAGTTATCTGACAATGAAGCTCCATCTGTGTGCTGATAAGTAATAGTTATGTTATCTTGCGCATCGTTGACAATTGCCGTCCCGTTACTAGGCGGGGTTTCTATCTCTACAATGTAATTACTTGGCACAGTGTCGTTTGCAAGGACATCAATGACCTGTGAGCTTCCGTTTTCAATTCCTATTACCTGATCGTCAGTAAGGGCTGGAATGTCATCTACATAATCCCATAGAAGATAAAGTTTTAGGTCTTTAGTCTCTCTATTGACCTCAAATGTAATAGTGCTTTCTTGAGTATCATCAGTAGTTTCTGTTTGTATCTCCGGGTAAGTAAAATCATTTAGCCTTGTGCCTACTTCTTCAGCGCTTAAAGTGTCAGATTCCCACATGTACCCCATCTTATTGCAATCTGTGAAGGTTCCCGTATGGTCTGCTAATATTTTATACGATGACATAACAAGATCATCGAGTTGAGCAGGTATAAGATCACTACCCATAGGGCCCGTTATTGTTTCGTATCGTGTATTACCGCTGTACTTGAACACATCAAGGTCAGAATCCCAGTTGTTACCACCTACACCTAAATGCTTAAATCTGTTAATTATTGTATTATCAGCTTCAGCGGGGTCGTTCCTGACAATAAGCACGATCTCCATGGTGTCAGGTTGTGGACATGTGTGAGTCAACGTGACGGTCGCTGTTGTTGCTGGAGTTACAGTCACATCCATTAAAGATGAAGCTGCTAAGTCGCCTGTAGACACAGGCACCTCTACCGTTCCGGTTCCTGTAAGACCTGTTTCTGTAGTGGTCTCTCCATTGTACAAGACACTGATAGATATTTCGCTATCGGTTTCATAGTCAATTAACGCTTTACCAGGATACACTCCTAAATTAACATCGTATTCGAATGCTGATGATATCTTTCTTCTTATTTCTGCAGCACAATCTACGACTAATGGGTCTGCAGGTCTTTCGTCTGCTCCAATAGTAAGCACATACTGGTGATATTTTGGATCAAAACCACCTATGTTAAAACTGTTTTTATTTGCAAACAAGTTTTCCTTGAAAAAAGACTTCATACCTTGGTAGGATATAGGCTCAAGCCCATCGCCCCCAAGCCTGAGAACCGTTCCTCTGTGTGCGTCTGTAAAGTACATTCTTCCTTGAAAGTTACTAAAGCTTTCTGGATGTCTAGATATTCCGTATTCTCCAGCAAATGCAACATCTTGCCCAAGAACCTGTTCTATTTGCGTTAGGCTTCCAGACCCATCCGGGCTTGATAGCAGGTTTTTACCATACAACACCTTTGACACTCTGTCTTCTTGAAAGACTATAAGGTCTGTGTCCCTTGCAAATAACTTCTGTATAGAACCATATTTAAGATCTAAAAACTTTGTTATGCCTCTACTCGCATTAAACTCATTGAGAGAATTATAACCTGTGTTCTCGTTGAAAGATCCGCTGAACACAAGCTTGTTCGTATCCTCTCTCTTTTCATAACCCTCTATCAGGGCAATGTTTGGTCTAGTTTGTATGTCAAGGGCTTTCTTAAACCTATCGTCTAGTATACGAACACCTTCAATTCCATCGCCAAAACTAAAACAGTTACCAAAACCTAGCTTGCATACGGCAGGAATGTACGGCAATGATTGATTTGAAACATTACCTAAATGAACCCCATTGCTTATTTCAAATGTTTCTTCTGTTTCGTAAAAGATGTCGTTATCGATTTCGTCAGGGTCAGTCTCAAATATCACCAAGTCGTTTGACAATATTATATTAATCTTCATAGACAAATCCCCTGTCTGGGCTTTATTCTTTCTTTCATTTGGCTTTACGTGTAAATACCACCTGTCACCTGTAATTGTTTTCTGATAGAATGTAAGTGTAAAATGTTTTTCCTTTGTACCTTCATTCTTAGGCACAATGTATTGAACGGCATTTACGTTGCCAGATCCAAAATCATCAACTACGGAACGAACAAAATTTGTTTCAGCCTCGAACCACTGCTCGAGAGCATTTCTGTTTGTTTCGGTGTTGTTTTGGTATTCTTTCTGAACAATATATTTTTTAACAAATTTGAATGCTTTTTCTTCACCAAATAGTTTACTTTCGTGGTAGTCAATTTCAAACGCAATACTTGTGTCAGGCAGAAGGTCAATATCGTAATAACCATCATCATCCCAATCACCCAGATCTCCAGGTTTTTGCTTTTGTAATATACCGTATTCTGTTTTCTTGTTTTCATTACCAGGAAGATTAATAGTCATTACTCTGTCCATACCTCCTTTTGATGGCCACATTGGCCTATGATCCCTGTTGTAATAATTTACATAGTTGTCTTCTACAAAATCCATAACAAAACCAAGCGGTCTTATTTTCATGTACAGCCCAGACCTTTCAATAATATTCCCATTAGTAGCATCTATATTTCCAGCTATCCAACCTTCTTGATCTCCTTCAAAGTCAGGCGGAACAAAATCTTGTGCACCTTTGGTAGTGACATCAAGCACCTTACACTTCACTTCTCTGTCCATTATACCATCACCATCTCTTTTTACAAAAAGAGTCATCCCTTTCTCAACCTTGCCTATATTTGCTCCCTCCAAAAGAACCCACCTGTAAACACCATCTTCATAAAATACTGTACCGTATATGTTAAAATGAGGTCCTTTGTTTTGTTTTACAAAAAACTTGTAGCGGTCAGCCCAATAAGGCGGTTGATGTCTGACAGTTAATTGTAAACTATTTAGCTTTGTTGAACCTGAGGGAGGGCAAAAAACTTCAGTTCCCTTTTCTCCAAAGTTTTTGCTAGGTAGCAAAACACTTGAGTAACGCCCATAACCATCCAAATAACACATTCCAACCTCGTAGCTTCTGTTTGATTTAAGAGACAAAGACGAGGAGCTTTCTTTAAGGGTTGCCGCTGCTACAGTAAATTTAAACTGCTCATCCTCTGTTTCCTCTGTTACGACCTCAGGATCTGGGTCGCCATCATAAACAGCAGTAAGCACAGGCGCCCTCAAAGTAAATGTATTTGTTGTTGTCGCTGATGATTCTAATGAGAACTCACCGTACTCCTCTCTTATTATTGGCAGATTTGGCTTAAAAACAGTTTCTACATTATTCTTGAAAAACCCATTTAATGCATCCAGAAGTTCTATGAAATCAGCAGATTCAGTAAATTTTTTAATATTTTGATAGTTCTGAGAGAAAACAATACCAACTACTATCTCAAGTTTTCCACCGCCGTATGTTTCTGGCTCTACTCCTTCTGTTTCAGAAAAAAGATCTATGCCAAAAGTAATCGATCTTCCTTTTTTTAACTCTAATCCAGATCCGTCAAACTCACAAGTTATAAGATCTTCACTTATCTCAATTACAAAAGGCTCACCTGTATACTCTGCCGAAACAACTTCAGCCGAAAAGTTTATATTGATCTTCTCTTTACTTTCCTCTTCATCTGTCAAATCATATTGTGATGTTGTATTACCGAATATCAATCTATCACCAATAAACTCTTGTGACTTTGCGGTCAAAGGAATATCGTCGTATATTCTATTTACTTCGTCGGCAGGTAGAGTTTTGTATATTTTTTTATTTGTAAACTCGTATGTGTAATCCCTATCGTCTAAAATAGATTTTTCTTTTTTATTAATGCTTTCAACCACATAAAGGTTTGGTTCTGTTGGAAACTTAAAAAGCAATTGAACATCTGTAACCCTTTTGTCTCCTGAATCGTATGTAATTTTGTAGCCATTAAAAATATTCTGCATGCCTTCATTAACCATAGATGCAAAATCCACGTCTGATTCCCCGGGGAAAAACTTAAAGTATGTAAAAGAAGATGGTGCAGAGTAGCCACCGTCTAAGTATCTGTATCTATAACCAAAAGAAAAGAAGTTTTCACGCACAGCATTCTCTGTTGAATTTGCTGTATTGAAGGGTACAACAACAGGTGCTTTTCTCGGAGGCTTTTTGTAAAGAGATATATCGTCCTCGTAAAAATTGTTTTTACCAAATGCTTTTGCTCTTTCGATATCAACCATTCTAGGTTGATTCAGTCCATCAGTAAAAAGAAGCAGTTTTGACTTCTTGGCAGGATTATAAACTACATTAACACCTGTAATCTTGTAATCTTTGTTAAACTTTAGTATCTGCTCATCTGTGTCTCTTTCGTCAGCAAGAACAGTTGAGGTTATAGCTTTTTTTACATCATGCTCAAAGACGTAGGAATACCCAAGGTCATTTACAACAAACCAATATATTCTTTCGTCACCTTCGTCAGATACCGAGCCTATACATTCAGGGTTATTGCCTAGCCCTAAAGATGTGACCTTAACGTTACCCTTTTCATTTTCTATAGCACCAGCATCAGAACCTGAAGTATTTAAGACTCTAATATTATAGCCGTCAATAAACTCGCCACTAGGAATAAGACGTTCATCGACGTCCTTGTTCATTTTCCCGGTGGAAAATAGATTTTTAATTTTCATACTACTTTATCCACTTATCTCTACCCCTAAGAATCTTGGTTAGATCCCCAATTGTAATAGAGCTTAATCTGATTTTCGCGTTTCTTAAAGATGCAAGGGCTTGTTTTTGTGCTCTACGTACTATATATTCCTGCACACCAAACTTCTGTTTCAGTATGTTGGAAACCATGTAGTCATACATAAACGTTTCTGCTAGCTTGTGTATTTTGATCTCGTTGTCTGCAAGACCATACATACCATCTGAAACGTATTCTATAATGATATTTTTATCGGACAAGTCTGAACTAAATAAAATGTACCCTTGGTTTTTGTCTAAAACATAGCTACCGTTACTAGATGCGGAGGCCGTGTCCATCCCAAACCTTTTACCAACTAGATTGTTTTCCGGCTCGCTAACTTTTCCTGATTTTGAGTCTCGCCAATTTTGCTCGATAACAGGAGTACCAGTAAGCGCATTGTCGTCGTTGTCCATCAAAATATTTTTGAATGGCGTATTATCCTGCAAGTAACTCTTTGGAGTGGCTGTGTTGAAGTTTTGTTTTATTTCATAAGTTAAACCCTTGTTACCCACGTAAGACACTTTCACAGCACTTACAAAGTCATGTGGCAAATGAACCTTCAGTGTCGCAGGAATTTCTACCTCAAAACCTCTTATTTCACGTAGAGCGTCGTAGTGTAGCTCCTGTAAACCTCTTTTAGCGTGGAATATAACCTCGTTTCGATCCACTTTATTAATAACCTTGTCGTCACCTACATAAGTCAATAAAAAGTTGTTGATAATATCCTGTAACAACATGTATTGGTATGTTCCCCAATTGTCAGATCTTGGCTCCGTACCGCTGTTTTGATAGTATTCTCTTTGATCGATATGTGTTCCAATTGTAGGCATGTCTTATGAGTTTTCTTTAACAAAGTTATTTTGCTCTTCGTTTGTAGCAAGCTGAACAACATCCGCTTCCCTAATACTGAGTCCAGCAAACTTACATATCTTGATAACGAGTTCTGTTTCGTCTGAAGCTGAAATTTCAAAATCAGTTGAGCTATCTTCATTGTATACAGGATCGCCTGCTAACATAGTGTGCCCCCAATGTGGATCTTGTGGTTTTCTAACATAGTTAGCTGATACTGTGGTTGTTATACTGCTGGGGCTAATAAATAAACTATTGTCAGCTCTTTTGTATATAGGGTATGTTACAGATGGTTTTGTAAGATTGCTGTTCACAATCATGTCGTACTTATGATTTGCGACCTCTTGCACTATTTTACCACCATATACCACA